CCTAAAAAATTCCCCGGAGGAAAAATTTGAAAAAGCATTTATATTTTCAGATAGTGTTTAAAAGAGCTTATAAGACCACTCCTAAGAGTATTCTTTGATTTCTTTGCCTACTATTGTTCTCTCCTTTCAAGTGGTATAATAGTCGGTCTTATAAGTTCCTTTAAACACTATCAAAAGTTAGTGCTTTAGCGGTATAAACACATATGAAACAAAAGGAGAGGAGGCAGTATTCGTGCCAAAAGTAAGGAGTATATCTCCTCAAGGTTCTAACAAGAAACCTAGAAGACCCGCTTTAACGCCCGATGCGAGAGAGAATCAGCTGATTTCTTACGCAATAGATCTAGTCGAGCAGCGATTGCTTGATGGAACTGCCTCGTCTCAAGAGACAACTCATTTTTTGAAGCTGGCATCAAGTAAAGCTCGCCTCGAAAAAGAACTTCTTGAGAAGGAGATAGAGCTTAAAGCGGCTAAGACTAAACAAATTGAGTCTGAAGAAAAACAAGAAGAAATGTTTGCGCGTGCTATTGAGGCAATGCGTAGATATAAAGGAGAAGGTAGCGCTGATAACTATGACGAATACGAGGAATAAAATTCTAACTTATTCAGAACTAATAACGTTACCTACATTCGAGGAAAGGTTTCGATACTTACAATTAAATGGTATTGTCGGCGAAGACACATTCGGATTTGACAGATGGATTAATCAAAACTTCTATCAGTCTACCGAATGGCGTTCGCTTAGAAACCGTATAATCGTTCGTGACTGCGGATGTGACTTAGGAATAGAAGGTAGAGAGATTCACAAAGGTATAATAATACACCACATGAATCCTATCACAAAACCTGATATTTTAGAGAAAAACATGTTCGTCATGAACCCTGAATATTTGATCTGTGTTTCACATAACACCCATCAAGCTATTCACTACGGCGACGAAAGTTTGTTACTAACGATACCGCGAGAGAGAAGTAGAAACGATACTTGTCCTTGGAAACAATAAAATACATAGGAGGTAATGAGATGGAAAATATGACTAATTACAGTAAGATGTCAACTACTCCCGAAGCTGTTGTTGAAACTGTTGCTCCTGAAACATCAGAACCCACAGTAACTGACACAGTAGAAGAAGTAAAGACCGGTACCGTCGTTGGATGCTCAAGACTTAACATTCGTAAAGCTCCGAATGCGAATGCTAAAATTCTCGCCACAATTAATAAAGGCGAGACTGTGACTATTCTCGACGAAGTTGCTGATTTCTACAAAATCGGTAAAAAAGAGTACTGTATGAAGAAGTACATTTCGATTAACCAGTAAAGGGGAATCGTTATGGAAAGCATACTGATATCTATCAAACAGTTAATCGGAATTACCGATGAATATGTTGCTTATGACCCCGAAATCATAATGCACATTAACTCCGTATTTAAGATTCTTAAACGACTTGGCGTCGGACCGGCTGAGGGATTTCGTATCAAAGACGATTCCGAAGTATGGGACGATTTCGTGGCACCGGATCAGAATCTTGAAGACGTAAAAACCTACATAGGGATGAAAGTAAAATTACTTTTCGATCCTCCTGACAGTGCAGCTCATTTGACTGCTCTAAAAGAATCAATTGCAGAGTTCGAATGGCAGCTTAATGTCGAGTGTGACTCTGACGAGCAGTAAGGTAGGTGAAAATCAAAATGGATTACATTATTCAAGACGGTGAACTCTATCATCATGGTGTTCTTGGTCAGAAATGGGGCGTTAGACGATTCCAGAACAAAGATGGTTCTCTGACACAGGCCGGTAAGAAGAGAGTAAGCCGTAAACAAAAGAAAGCTTTGGAAAAAGCTAGAAAAGCAAAGCAGGCAAAAGCGGAAGCAGCTAAGAAAGCCAAACAGGAGCAAGCTGAATTCGAAGCTAATAAAAAGAAAGCGCTAGAATCTGGTAGCGCAGCCGAGGTTAGCAAGTATAGAGGTAAATTGACAAATCAAGAGCTTCAGCAGGTAGTTAGTCGCCTGAACATGGAACAACGAATTTCAGAACTAGCAGATAAGAAAGAACCAACTAAAGTTGAGAAATTGACTAAGAAACTAAACAATGCTAACGATTTGGTTGATAAAGGTATTACCGGTTGGGACAATATCGCTAAAATTCTTAATGCTACTATGAAAACGAATTTGCCGATTATAAAGCCTGATAAGAAAGATAAAGGTAAGGATAATAAGGGTAATGACGTCAAGAAGGTAGCTGGAAAAGTCAAAGATGCGATCGACAAAGCCGTTGATAAACAACAGAAAAAAGACAATGCTAACGATCAAGAAGCGAAAATCGCCGAAAATCGTAAAAAAGCGCAAGAGGCTTATGCTAACATTGAGGAGTACAATCGTTATGAAAAACTTCAAGCGGAAGCTAACGCTCGTTTCAAAGCAGAACGTGAAGCTAGAGCTGCTAATAAGGCAACTTCTTCCGAGCGTTATGTATCCGGGCTGTTAGAATCCGGCAATAAAGGCTCTACCACTATAGCAGGTTTGTTGTCTGCTCCAAATCAACATTATCTTGATTCCGGAAGTAACTACATAGCAGGCTTGTTGCCGGCGCCGAGGGATGATGATTAATGGCACTTTCTAATACCGCAACACCTAAGTATTACGGAATGTTCCGCGACGCAGTAATGCGTGGCGAAATACCTGTATGTGAAACTATTTCTCTAGAAATGAACCGAATAGACGCATTAATAGAAGACCCTAAATACTGGTATGACGACCAAGCTGTTCAGGGTTTTATAGATTATTGTGAAAATGAGCTCACCTTAACTGACGGTGATGATCTGTATCTTCTCGATTCGTTTAAGTTATGGGCGGAGCAAATATTCGGATGGTATTACTTCACAAATCGAAGTATATACGTACCAAACGAGAATGGTCACGGCGGACATTACGTAAATAAGACTATTAAAAAACGCCTGATAAAGAAACAGTATTTAATTGTAGCCAGAGGTGCTGCTAAGTCCATGTATGCATCTTGTCTACAAAACTATTTTCTGAATGTTGACACTTCTACAACATATCAGGTTACAACTGCTCCTACAATGAAGCAGGCTGAAGAAGTAATGTCACCGATTCGCACAGCGATTACACGATCAAGAGGTCCTTTGTATAAGTTTCTTACAGAAGGTTCTCTTCAAAACACGACCGGATCCAAAGCTAATAGAGTTCGATTGGCGTCCACTAAGAAAGGTATTGAAAACTTCCTTACTGGTTCGCGACTTGAGATTCGTCCTATGACAATCGACAAGCTCCAGGGTCTTCGTGTAAAGATTGCGACGGTTGACGAATGGCTTTCCGGCGATATTAAAGAAGATCCGATAGGCGCTCTTGAACAGGGTGCTGCAAAAGAGCAAGGTTCCGCAGAAAACAACGACTACCTTATTGTAGCGATAAGCTCGGAAGGTACAGTACGTAATGGATGTGGCGATACAATCAAAATGGAATTACAGGAGATACTTAAGGGTGACTACCCTGCGAACCATGTCTCCATTTGGTGGTACAAGCTCGACTCGGTTGATGAAGTTAGTAAACCGGAAATGTGGCGAAAGGCTAATCCTAATTTAGGATTGACAGTAAGCTATGAAACTTATCAGTTGGATGTGGAAAGAGCTGAAAATAGCCCTGCCGCACGAAATGATATTTTAGCAAAACGTTTTGGAATTCCTATGGAAGGCTATACATATTTCTTTACATATGAAGAAACACTGCCTCATCGAAAACGAGAGTTTTGGGGATTGCCGTGTTCGCTTGGAGCCGACCTTTCTCAAGGTGATGACTTTTGTGCGTTCACGTTTTTATTTCCAATGGCTCGAGGTGGCTTCGGAATTAAAACTAGAAACTACATTTCATCAACAACTTTATACAAACTACCCGCAGCTATGCGAGCTAAGTATGATCAGTTTATGAATGAAGGTAGTCTGGTTGTTCTTGAGGGTACCGTACTCGATATGATGGAAGTGTATGAAGATCTAGACAACCATATCGCTCAATGCGAGTATGACGTGCGTTGTTTTGGCTTCGACCCATATAACGCTAGAGAATTTGTAACCAGATGGGAACAAGAAAACGGATCGTTTGGAATCGAAAAAGTAATACAGGGTGCTAAGACTGAATCCGTTCCTTTGGGCGAGCTGAAGAAGCTTTCTGAAGAGCGGCTTCTTTGGTTTGACGAAGAGTTGATGTCATTCGCTCTCGGTAACTGTATTGCTCTGGAAGATACAAACGGAAATAGAAAATTATTAAAGAAGCGATATGACCAAAAGATTGACGCTGTTGCAGCTATGCTTGACGCTTATGTCGCTTACAAACTAAACAAAGATGCTTTTGAGTGAGGTGAGCGATATAAAAATAGTATACGAAAGTCACCTTTGTCATGCCGCCAAAAGAAAGAATGTTAAGTATATCGCTAGGATCCCTACGTCTAATGGTAAGTATCGATATTTCTATACCAAAGAAGAATACGACGCTTATATGAATGGTAAAAAACCTAAAGAGTCCAAAAAATCTAAGTGGAACTCCGTTTCTAAATTCTTTAAGAACATCGTGGCTAAAGCAACTAAGCTTCTTAAAAAATCTAAAAAAGAAATCGGAGACACTATAGAAAAAGGTCGTAAATTCATCGATGAAGTAATCTTCGGAAAGAAAAAGGGCGGGCTGTCTAGCATAAAAGAGCGAGCCGTTAAATACATAGCTAAGGTAAAAATGTCAAACGGTAAGTATAAGTACTTTTACGATGAGGGCGCATATGAGCGCTATTTGAAGCGTATGGAGTACCAAAAGAACGAACCTGAGTTTATGAAAAAAGTTCCTAAGATTTCTGAAGATACAGCTTATACAGCAGACGAAGAAATGGCTGAAATAAATGAGGACTATTCACCGTACAATAAAGGCACAAGTCAGAACTGCACTAATTGTACAGCGGCATATGAATTACGATGTCGAGGATATGATGTTTCAGCGGCAGATTATGAAAATTATGTCATGAATTACGATAACGCTAGTATATTCAGGTTTCCTCTTTATTATAAAGATGCTAAAACTATACGACTCGATGATACCGGTAAAGAGCATAAGAGCCCTTTAAACAATACGGTAGCGTATAAGCGATATGAGTACGATTCAAGAACTGTTACTGAAGCCATACTCAAACATAGCGGTAAGAATACAAGAGGCGATATATCTGTAATGTGGAAAGAAGCCTTGGCTGGTCATTCGATGGTGTACGAAGTTGACTCAAAAGGTAAAGTCACTATCCGAGATTGCCAGACTAACAAAAAATACAACGTAGAAGACATCGTTGATAGGGTAAACGCTATCAGTATAACCCGAACCGATAACTTAGAGTTACGAAAGGGAATACTAGATGCCGTCGAGTCGAAAGGAGGATGATAGTCTATGAAATTAGAAGAAGCTGTAAGTATTATAAAAGAAGAGTATCCAAATTACAACTTAATTAGCGTCGTAGACTACGATAATTATTTTGTATTCAACATTACACCTCCTGATTACGACGTTGAAAAATACGGGGGATGGTTTGGCGGGTTGGTAGCAATCGACAAATTGTTTAAGTTATCTATGCATTTTATACCGTTAGAACACGATCCTGTAGCCTATGCAAAAGCGGTACAAAATAATACTAAATACTTTTAGACTGGTGGGTGAAAAATCAAAATGGGTTTTAAAGATAGACTCATACATGCTTGGAATGCATTTTCCAATAACAAGGATCCCACTGTGACGTTTGATGATGTACGCGGTAGCTATTATCGCAGACCCGACAGAGTAATACTTAGTCGAGGTAATGAGCGTTCTATCGTCAACTCGATATGCAATCGAATTGCTTTAGACGCGTCTGCTATGGATATCCAACACGTACAGTTAGACGAAAATGGAAGATTCTTAGAGGCACTGCCTACCGGTTTAAATAACTGTTTAACCATGGAGGCAAATGTCGACCAAACAGCTCGTTCTTTTAGACACGATGCTATACTATCAATGCTCGATGAGGGCGTTGTCGCGCTTGTTCCCGTCGATACCACTAAGAACCCGATGTTGACTGAATCTTATGATATAGGATCAATGCGAACGGGTAAAATCTTAGAGTGGTTCCCACGACATGTGAAAGTTCAAATCTATAACGATAGAACTGGTGAAAAACAAGAAATCAAACTTCCTAAGAGTATGGTTGCTATTGTTGAAAACCCGTTCCGATCAGTCATGAATGAACCTAACTCTACAATGCAGCGACTTATAAGAAAACTTAATCTATTAGATATTCTCGATGAGAAAAATAGTTCTGGTAAATTGGATTTGATCATTCAGTTACCGTACATAGTTAAAACTGATACTCGTCGAGCACAAGCTGAGAAAAGACGACAGGATATCGAAGATCAATTGAAAGGCCCGTACGGTATCGCTTATACCGATGGGACTGAACGTATTACGCAGTTGAATCGTCCGGTTGAGAACAATCTAATGGGTCAGATTGAATACCTAACGAGCATGCTTTATAGCCAGTTAGGAATCACACAGACAATATTGGATGGTACAGCTAACGAAGAGACAATGCTTAACTACTACGATCGTATCATCGAACCTATTGTCGCTGCACTCGTCGATGAGATGAAGCGTAAGTTTCTCAGCAAGACTGCTAGAACTCAGATGAAATCTATTATGTACTTTAGGAATCCGTTTAAACTCGTTCCTATTAAAGATTTGTCTGAAATGGCAGATAAGATGACTCGTAATGAGATCATGACCTCTAATGAGATTAGGCAAGTAATCGGTATGAAACCGTCAGATGATCCTAAGGCTGATCAATTGATCAACAGTAACCTTAATCATCCTGAAGAATCCCGACCTGGTTCTAATTCGGGCGGTAGCTTCGGTGACACACCGATTAGTCAATTAACAGAAGAGGAGGAATAAATCAAAATGGATAATTTCGATTATCACTTTAGCGGATATGCCACTCGTAACGATTTGCTTTGTGGCGATGGTCGAACCATAAGACAAGACGCATTTAAAGATTGCGACGGTACAACTGTGCCCTTGATATGGAACCATCAGCATAATGATCAGGACGCTGTTCTCGGACACGCGTTGCTTGAAAATCGTAATGACGGTGTATACGCATATTGCACATTTAACGATACCGAGCAGGGTAAACACGCTAAGAAATTAGTAATGCACGGTGACGTTAGAGCGCTTTCGATTTGTGCTAATAAACTTAAGCATATTGGAAGTGATGTTGTACACGGAGTGATTCGTGAACTCAGCCTTGTATTAGCAGGCGCTAATCCTGGGGCTTATATTGATTATGTTATGGCTCATAGTGAAGATGGCGAGGATCTCGTGTATGCGAATTATGATGAATCAGCGTTGATGGTTGTATGTCACTCAGCGGATTCAAATAAAGAAACAAACAAGGAGAAAGAAAACATGGCTGAAGAAACGAAGGCTCCTGAAACGGAGACAAAAGAAAAAACAATCGCCGACGTTTATAACGACATGTCCGAAGAACAGCAGCTCGTTGTTCAAGCAATGATCGGCATGGCTATCGAAGACGCAAAAGGCGAAAAAGACGACGAAGAAGTTGAACATTCAGAAGGAGGAACTGAAGAAATGAAACACAATGTATTCGATAACACAGAAGAAGTAAAATCCGGTAGCGTACTTACACACGCTGACCAGGTGGAAATCCTTAACAACGCTAGAAAGACAAGCGTTGGAAGCTTGCAGGCAGCTATTAAGATGTTCGTAGAGGAAAATGAATCACTCGCTCACGGTCTTGACCTCGGTGATGCTGACACTCTCGACGAATTGCTTCCTGACCACAAGCTCCTTAATCCCGGCGCACCTGACCTTTACGGCAGACCTGACCAGAGCTGGGTTATGGGCGTAATTAACAAGGTTAAGAAGAGCCCTTATTCTCGCATCCGTACTCGTCATGCAGATGCAACAATCGCTGACTTCAAGGCTAAAGGCTACAAGAAGGGCGAAGAAAAGAAACTCGCTGATAACATCAAGCTTATCGGTAGAAAGACAGAACCTACAACCATTTACAAGAAAGACGAGCTCAATCGTGACGATATCATCGACATTACAGATTTCGATGTAGTTAACTACACATGGGGTCTCATGAAGGAAGGTATGTATGAAACTATCGCACTTCAGACTCTCGTAGGTGACGGTCGTGAAGCTGGTGAAGCTGATGACATCGACGAAACAAGCATCCGTCCTATCTGGAAAGATGATGAACTCTACACACATCATGTTGATGTAGATATCGAGGCTGCTAGACAGGAACTTCAGGGTTCTAATACAAGCGCTAACTTTGGCGAGAACTATGTATATGCTGAAGCTATCATCACAGCATCTCTCTATTCTCGTGAAAAGTTCAAGGGTAGCGGTACTCCCGACCTTTACTGCACACCTCACCTTGTTAACGTAATGCTTCTCGCTCGTGACCTTAACGGTCGTAGAATTTACGACTCTAAGGCAGACCTTGCTAGAGCTCTTAACGTTAACTCTATCATCGAAATCGAGCGGCTCGAAGGTTTGACAAGAAAAGATAAGAACGAGAACACTAAGAAACTTCTCGGTATCTTTGTAAACCTTGCAGACTACCAGTACGGTTCTACAAAGGGTGGCGAACTCACAAAGTTCAGCGACTTCGATATCGACTTCAACAAGTACAAGTACCTTATGGAAACAAGACTTTCCGGTGCACTTGTTAAGCTCGACTCTGCTATTGCTCTCGAAGAACCCGTAGAAGAAGCAGCAGGCTGATAAATCGAGGATAAATTAAAATGGCAAAATGGTTTGGTAAAGTCGGCTATGCGACTACAAAAGAAACGTCTCCAGGCGTATGGAAAGAAGTAATTACTGAGCGTGAGTACTTCGGTAAAGTCATTGACGATTCTCGCAGGTATCAAGCCGGAGATAAAGTTAATGGGGATATAACCGTTTCGAGTAAGATTAGCATCGTCTCAGATCAGTTTGCCGATGAGAATTTTCACTCGATTCGCTATGTGAAGTTTATGGGTGCTAACTGGGCAGTTATTAATGCTCAGCCTAAGCGCCCTAGGCTAATACTGACGTTAGGGGGTTTATACAATGGCAAGCAGGCTTAAACTGCATGAGGAGTTATGTACTATCCTTGGATCTAGAAATGTGTATTTTCAACCCCCTGAGTCGGTAAAAATAAATTACCCCGGCATTGTATATTCTATAGACGGAGCGAGCATAAAACGTGCTGACAACTCTAGTTATAGAATAACAAATAAATATTCGATTACCGTGATAGATTATGATCCTGACAGTATCTTATATTCCAAAATATTAAGTCAATTTTCGTCATGTAGTCTCGATCGTACATATGTCGCAGATAATCTTAATCACTTCGTACTTACATTATATTACTAAAGGAGGACTATAATATGTCTAAACTCGTATGGGATAAAATCGGCGAAAGATACTACGAAACAGGCGTCAAGAATGGCGTGTTGTATGTTTTCGACGGTGAAAACAAAAAATATGGAAAAGGCGTAACTTGGAACGGTCTTACGGCTGTTACAGAATCACCTAGCGGCGCAGAAGCTTCTCCCCTTTATGCGGATGACATCAAATACCTCAACCTCAGATCTGTTGAGGAATTCGGTGCTACAATCGAAGCTTTCACATATCCTGATGAATTCAAGGTGTGCAATGGTGAAGCAGAACTTGCGCCCGGAGTTGTTATCGGTCAGCAGAAGAGAAGCGCTTTCGGTTTCTGCTACAGAACAACACTTGGTAACGATATCGAAGAAGGCGACTACGGCTATAAGCTCCATATCATTTATGGTTGCACAGCGGCTCCTTCCGAGAAAGCTTACGCTACAATTAACGATAGCCCCGAAGCTATCACATTCAGCTGGGAAATCACAACTACTCCCGTTGAAGTAACTGGCGGTAAGCCCACTTCTTGCATCACTATTGACTCTACAAAGGTTGATGCTGAAAAGCTTGCTACACTCGAAGCTATGCTTTACGGTTCTGAATCCGAAGAAGCTAAACTTCCTACCCCCGACGAAATTGCAGCTGTTTTCGCAGAGGGTTGATCAATACCTACAGCTCAATAAACTAAACCGATTGGGTGCCGTATTCAGTTAGGCTGGCGGTGCCCTTTTAATTTTTAAAAAATTTAAAGGAGAGTATAACTATGTTAAGAAAGATTATCACATTTAAAGATTACAACGGAAAAGACAGAAAAGAAGAACACTGGTTCAACTTGGAACAGCATGAAGTATATAAGCTTCAGATGGGTGTAAAAGGCGGTTTGATCGAAACTCTTAAAGAAGCTGTTAGAACTGAAGATTCACCTACAATCATCGAGTACTATGAAAAGATTATCGATGCATCATACGGCGTGAGAGGCGCTGATGGTAAGTCATTTAAGAAGTCTCCCGAAATTCTCGAAGCTTTCAAATGTACACCTGCTTACTCAGTACTGTTCATGGAAATTCTCACAAATCCTGAGGCTGCTGACGAATTCACAAGAGGAGTTATTCCTGCGGATGTTTCTGCTAAACTCCCTGCTGATTTGAACGATGCGCTTCCTGAGGACATGAGAGACGTTTTCGCAACAGGAAACTAATATCGAAAATACCGGAGGATTGAGAAATGCTTCAACTTAAAGTGCCACTAGGTCAATTAATGTGGGACCGTACAAAGGGCGAATTTATCGAACCCGAGTACCGAATTCTTACTTTGGAGCATTCTCTTGTCTCTCTTTCAAAATGGGAGTCGAAGTGGCGAAAGCCATTTCTCGATGACAAGAGAAACATGACTACCGAAGAATCAATAGATTATATAAAGTGTATGACACTTACTCAAAACGTTCCGCCAGAGACTTATTTGCATTTAACAGACGAACATATGGAAGAAGTATCTAAATATATAGCGGCACCAATGACCGCTACATGGTTTGCGGAAGATAAAAAAGGCGGACGCAATAGAGAGATAGTAACTTCAGAGTTAATCTACTATTGGATGATAGCTTTGAATATACCTATGGAGTGCCAGAAATGGCATCTTAATAGATTACTAACTCTTATCCGAATATGCAATATTAAGAATGCTCCTCCTCAAAAGATGAGCAAACGAGCAACCGCTAGTCAGTATGCAAAGATTAACGCTGCTCGTAGACAAAGATTAAACTCGAAAGGATGATTAATTATGGCAAAAGTATTTTTATCAGCAGGGCACGGCGGTAGTGACCCCGGAGCTGTTGCTTACGGGTTACTCGAGAAGAACATCAACCTTAATACCATGTTGGCGTGTAATGAAGTTCTTGTGCGCCATGGAGTAGAGACAGTTCTTTCCCGTACAAAAGATGAGAATGATCCTACATATCAGGAATGTCGCGAAGCAAATGCCGCCGGCGTAGATTTGGCGGTATCTTTTCATGCTAACGCAGGTCGAGGTGACGGTTGGGAAGGATTCCACTTTAGTACAAATGCTGACGGTAAAAGACTTGTAATGATTGCCGAAAAGTACATTAAAGAACTTGGTCAGAACAGCCGAGGCGTTAAAGTCGGCGACCATCTGTACTTCATAAAGAATACAAACATGACCGCTGTATTGTTCGAATCTTTCTTCCTTGATAACGACAAGGATAACGATATCGGTGATACCGTTGCTGAACAGAAAGCTTTCGGCGTACAGTATGCTAAGGCGATTCTTGAGTACTTCGGAATTGCTTATAAAGATAATACCGTAAAACCTACCGTAAAAACAATTAACGAACTCGCTAAGGAAGTAATAGCTGGTAAATGGGGTAACGGAGCTGATCGTAAAGCTCGTTTAACAGAAGCTGGTTATGATTATGAAGCTGTTCAGAATGAAGTTGATGAAATGTTGACTGGTAAAACGGCTGACATTAAACCGATCGAACCCAAACCGGTTGAACCTAAGCCCGAACCTAAGCCTAAAAAGACCATTGACGAACTCGCTAAAGAAGTTCTTGCGGGTAAATGGGGTAACGGTAGTGCTCGTAAGAAAGCGCTTACAGAAGCTGGATATAATTATGATGCGGTTCAGGATAAAGTTGATGAACTTCTTTCCGGAACAACAAAAGAAACTAAGAAATCAATAGACGAAATCGCCAGAGAAGTAATAGCTGGTAAATGGGGTAACGGAGCTGATCGTAGAGATCGTTTGACTAAAGCTGGCTACGATTATTCTGCGGTTCAGAAGAGAGTAAACGAACTTATGTAAGGAGACTGTCGCATGATACGTATCACACACAAGGGAGACTTTTCGAAAACTACTAATTTTTTGAAAAAAGCTAAAGAGGCCAAAGTCCTTAAGATCGCACAGATCTATGGAGAAAGAGGCGTGGCTGCCCTTGCGTCTGCGACACCAGTCGATACCGGTGTTACGGCTAAGTCTTGGTACTACAAGATCGTGAGCAAGAACGGTTCGACGTCAATTACTTTTTGTAACTCAAATATTCAAAATGGGGTTCCTATAGCAATCATATTACAGTATGGTCACGGAACTCGTAATGGTGGTTGGGTGCAGGGGCGAGATTACATCAATCCTGCGCTTAAACCCATCTTCGATGAATTAGCAAATAAAGCGTGGAAGGAGGTCACTACGTTATGAGTAATCAAATAGATGAGAGAATAGTCTCGATGCAATTTGACAATCGGAATTTCGAAGCTAATGCTCGTACTAGCATGAGTACTCTTGACAAGTTAAAAGAGAAACTCAATTTCAAAGCAGCCGCGAAAGGTGTTGATAACCTCGACGCTGCTGTTAAGAAGGTCGATCTATCTTCGATAGGCCAATCCGCAGATAAAGTTGGACTAAGATTCTCGGCAATGTATACAGTAGCTGATCAAACCTTCCGCAATATTATAAATTCGGCAGAACGTACAGCAACAAGGCTTGCATCAGCTTTCACGATAGACCCTGTTAAGACTGGTCTGTCGGAGTATGAGACGAAGATCAATGCCATACAGGTAATTCAGTCTAATACTCGTGGAAAGAACACGATGGAAGATATCACCTCAGCGTTGGAAGAGTTGAACACGTATGCAGATAAGACGATCTATAACTTTGCGCAAATGACGAGTAACATCGGTAAATTTGTGGCACAAGGTTTGGATGTATATAAGGCTACAAATGCTGTACAGGGTATGGCGAACTTGGCTGCTGCTTCAGGAGCAAGTGCCGAAGATATGTCTCGTGCTACCTATCAGATGTCACAGGCGTTGGGCGGTACTATCAGAAAGATAGATTGGAACTCGCTTAGAAATGCTAACATGGCTACTGTCGATCTAAAGAATACCTTGATGGATTTGGCAAGAGTTAACGGCATAGACATCGATAGTATGATTTCTAGCAAGGGAACGTTCGAGGATACTTTGGAAGAAGGATGGTTGTCCGGAGAGCTGTTTACCGAAGCCATGAATATTTATTCTGGCGTTTACGACGAAATGGAGCTGAAATCCAAAGGGTTCACCGACGAACAAGTTAAAAACTTTATGGATTTAGCAGCGAATGCGGCTTCTGCAGCGACCGAAGTTAAGACGTTCACACAGTTGTTTGATGTTCTTAAAGAGACGGCTCAGTCCGGTTGGACTCAGACATGGGAAGAAATAGTCGGTGACTTTGACAGTGCTAAGAAGACACTTACACAAGTGCAAAATTATTTTAGTGGAATCATCGACGCGATGTCTGACGCTAGAAACTTCATAGTAAGAAATGCTCTGAACTTTGCCGAGCCTTGGACGAATCTAAAGAAGAAATTAGATGAATCCGGCATTGGAAAGATTGTCGATAAAGTTGCTGATTATACAGATAAATTGCAATATTTCCAAGATATAATGCACTCCGTATGGATGGGTAACTATAAAAACTCTGATACAGGAAGATATGGTTTGTTGGACGCCGCTGGGTATGACCACAGAGTTGTTCAAGAGCTCGTAAACATCAGTGATACTCATTATAAAGAACAGGGTTGGAAGTATACGCTTACCATCGATGATATCAGATCTGCCCATGAGAAATACGGGGTTGCTTTGGACGAAAATGGTATTGCGATGAAGGAAACAGTCATCGGAACAAAGGATCTCACTACAGCGTTAGAACATCTATCTGACGAACAACTGAAAGAGATCGGATTGTCTGATGATGAAATAAAGATTCTAAGAGAATTACAGAGAGAATCCAAACGAACTGGTAGATCGATTGAGGACATAGGCAATGAAATGTCTAACACAACGGGTAGAATGTTATTGATCGATTCACTTAAGAATGTTTGGTCCGGTCTCTTGGGCATATTCACAGCAATAGGCGATGCTTGGAAGGAAATCTTTCCTCCATTAGGATTTGTTCAAATTTACAATGCTATAAAAGCAGTTAATAAGTTCTCAGAAAATTTAAGATTAACCGAGAAAGATACCGGCGAATTAACCGAACGAGGAAAACAATTCTACAGGATTTTCAAAGGTATATTCGCGATAATAGACATAGTAACAACCATTCTTGGCGGTGGATTTAAGATCGCCTTCAAAATGGCAAAAGCTATACTCGGATTGTTTAATCTTGATGTACTCGAAGCAGTCGCGCTGGTTGGCGATGCTGCTGTTAAATTTAGAGATTGGATAGATTCGATACTCGACTTTAATAAGATTTTCAAGGGTACTATAGAAATCGCTAAGAAGTCGGCTAAAGCAATCGCTAAATGGTATGAAGGGCTTAAAGAAGCCGACGACATACCAAAATATTTATACGACACTATCATAAAAGGGCTGATGAACGTAGCTTCTTCTGCTGGAGAATATGCTATGAACATTGGTAAAACGATTGTGTCTAAATTAGAGAAAGTTTTGGGTATTGATATTTCCGGAATATTTGAAAAAATATATTCTGGAATTGTTAAAGTCCTAGGTAAACTGAAAGGTCTGTTTAATCTCGACTTAAGTGGCGCTAAAAACGGAATATCCAATTGGTTTTCGGGACTTAAAGAAACAGACAATATACCTAAATACATAATTTCAGGTCTAATTAATGGACTGAAAAACGGTGCTAAAATGGCATGGGATGCTATTATCGATCTTGGCACCGGATTGATAGACAAAATTAAGGACGTGTTGGGCATTCACTCACCCTCGACCGTATTCTTTGCTATAGGTGGTTTCATTATAGCTGGTTTGGTCGGTGGACTTCTCGCTGGTGGAAGTAGCGTTTGGGATACCATCACTGCTATCGGTGAGAAATGTATATCCATAATACAAGGCATGGATATAGGTGCTATATTGGCGTCGGTACTTGCCGGTGGTACATTAATTGCTATATTTAAAATCGTAGACGTGTTAGATAAAATAGCCACACCTCTCGAAGGCGTTAACGATATACTTGTCAACTCTGCGAAAGTCGTAAAGAAATTCGCAGGCGTTCTCGGATCCGTGTCTAATGCGGTTAACGCATTCGCTCTGAAACAAGTAGCTATATCCATAGCTATATTAGCCGGATCGATCGCGATATTATCATTCTTAAACGTTGGAAAAGTATGGTCATCGTTTGGCGTAATAGCGGCGTTGGCTGGCATAATCGGCGGACTCATGGTAGCTATGGCGGCTTTACAAAAGTGGGGCGGAGATGACGCGAATAAGAGCGTTAAATCTTTAGCCGGACTGATGCTGTCATTATCGGCGATCATATTAGTAATGGGTATCGTGGTTAAGATGCTTGGCGGCTTGGATGAGGACGAAATCAAGCAAGGATTAGGCGCGGTTTCATTATTTGTATTATACATGATCGGAATGGTTGCTAGTACAAATCTGACGTCCAATAACTCGGCTATGTTGAGTTTAGGCGATGTTCTTAGATCCGTAGCCAAAGCGTTATTATTTATGACGGTATGCGTGCTTATACTCGGTAAGATGGATCCAGATGTTCTGAAGCAAGGTATCGCAGGGATATCGGCGTTCACACTCCTAATGATAGGTATGGTCGCTATGACATGGTTAGCCGGAACCGGAGATATGGAAGCTCTCAGTAAAGTTATCAAATCCATGGGTGTAACAATGTTGCTTATGACGGCATGCGTTCTTATACTCGGTAAGATGAATCGAGATGCGCTTATACAGGGCGGTTTAGCGATCGCCGCATTCACTGTTATTATGGCTGGTATGGTATGGATGACTAAGCTGTCAGGCGGTAAAGGCGCGCTAGAAGGTCTCGGCAAGACTCTTATGGGTATGGGTGTAGCTTTCGCAGCAATGGCCTTATGTGTGTTGATACTCGGTACTATTGATCGAGGAACTCTTATACAAGGTGGTATAGCGATAGCTGCATTTGCGGTTATTATGGCTGGTATGGTATGGATGACTAAGTTATCCGGAGGAAAAGACGCCTTAGACGGTCTTTCTAAAACACTTATCGGCATGGCTATTTGTATGGCAGTGATGGCTGGCGTAGTAGCGTTGTTGGGTATGATGAAAATCGACAATCTAATACAAGGTATAGCAGCCGTAGGCTTCTTAACCGTATTCATGGCGTTGCTGGTATCTAGTACCAAAGATGCCAAACCGGAAAGCTTTAAAACATTAATCGCGTTAACCGCAGCAATAGCAGTGATGGCAGTTGCGATAGGCGTATTATCCATCGTTGACTGGCAGAAACTCGCTACCTCGACTGGCGCTATGATATTAATGATGGCTGCTTTGACTGGAATGTTCGTGCTTATATCAAAGAACGCTAACGGCTCAGATAAAGCTATGAAAACGTTACTCGTGATGACGGGCGTTGTAGCTGTAATAGGCGTGCTAATGTTATTACTCGGTAAATTACCTTGGAAGAACACCTTAGGCGCAGCTGGAGCTTTATCGGGATTGTTATTAGCTATGACTGGTGTATTATTCATATTAAATAAAATAAAATTCGACGGTAAAAACGCTATAACCGGCATAGGCCTACTGACAGCATTATGCGTTCCATTATTCGGATTAGTTTTAGTACTGAAGAAAATGGGATCTGTAAAAGATGCTATAGCTAATACGGTTTCACTAACGATTTTAGTTGGCGCTATGATCGGTGTCGTTTGGGCTATAAGCAAAATAAAATTCGACGGTAAAAACGCTATAACCGGCATAGGCCTACTGACAGCATTATGCGTTCCATTATTCGGATTAGTTTTAGTACTGAAGGGTATGAAGGGTGTTGAATACGCCATAGAACGCGCTGGTGTTCTTAGCGGATTTGTATTAGCTCTTACAGGCGTATTAGCGATATTGAACACTATGAAGTTCAACCTGAAGAACACTGCTACTGGAGTTGGCGCGTTAATCATGGTTGCAGCTTCATTGTTTGTGTTGGTAGGAGTGTTGTCGGCGATGAAAGGTGTTAAAAATGCCATACCGAATGCGCTTGCCCTCAGCGGACTTGTACTAGCTCTCACAGGTGTATTGGCGATATTAAATACCATGAAGTTCGACCTCAAGAATACCGCTACTGGTGTTGCTGGATTAGCATTAGTCATGGCATCGTTGTTTATACTTGTCGGTGTTCTCGCATTAATGCAAGGCGTTAAAAATGCCGTACCGAACGCTATAGCGTTAGCAACATTAACGGGTGTATTATCGTTGTTGTTAATACCGTTATGTGCTGCCGGTGTTATAATCACAGGAACCGGAGGAGCAGCTCTATTAGGTATCGCAGGATTAGCGGCTCTTATGGCATCATTGTTGATAGTAGTTGGCGTGTTAGCGCTAATGAATAAAATAGAAAATGCAGAAGCAAATGCTAATCTGTTGACTAGATTAATAGTCACGTTAACTGCTGTACTGGTCGTATTAGCAATAGTAGGACCGTTAGCATTAGTTGGCGTTGGCGCAATGGCTGCTTTATCAGCTCTGATATTAGCTTTCGGAGTATTTGCTGTAGCTATTGGAGCGCTGGTTGATAAATTCCCGCAATTGGAAACATTCCTTGATAGTGGAATGGATATTATGATCAAAATGGCTGAAGGTCTCGGCACAATGATAGGCAAGTTTATTACCGCATTTGCAGGCGAAGTTATGACACTACTCCCTCAGCTTGGAACGTGTCTGTCCATGTTTATGCTCAATGCCACACCGTTTATAGTCGGTGCTAAGATGGTTGATGGTAAAGTATTAGAAGGTGTTGGTGTATTAGCAGCTTCCGTGATATTACTTGCCGCGGCGGACTTAATCGCAGGTATTGTATCTTTTGTACAATGCGGATCATCATTTGCAGACCTCGGAACAGAACTTTCACAGTTTATGATCAACGCAATGCCGTTTATACTCGGCGCTAGTTTGTTGAACGCGACTATGATGAGCGGTGTAAAATCTCTCGCTGAGACGGTATTAATCTTGACTGCGGCAGATGTTATAAACGGACTCACAAGTTGGTTAACTGGCGGTAGCTCACTCGCTGACTTCGGCGATCAATTAGCTCCTTTTGGAGCATCTTTAGCAAAGTTCGCTGAAAACGTAAGCGGATTGTCTGAGGATAGTCTTACTAAGGCTGGGTTGGCTGCTGATATAGTAAAGACCTTGGCTAGTGCAGCTAAAGAAATACCTAATGAAGGTGGATGGCTGGCTAAGATAGTCGGCGATAACTCTATCGATATGTGGGGTGAAAAGTTACCAGTACTTGCTAATGGTATTAACGGATTTATAACAAATCTCGGTACTAACTTCACAGATGAACAGGTTAGTATTGCCGACAGAGCAGCGAACATCGTAAAGACTTTAGCTAAAGCGGCTACTGAAATACCTAATTCTGGTGGTTGGCTGGCTAAGATAGTCGGCGATAATGCTGTTGATACTTGGGGGACAAAGATCCCTAAGTTGGGTGAAGGTTTAGGTAAATTCGTAGGTCAGGTTAAGAATATAACCGATGCTACTACAGCGAATAACGCTATAGATATACTGAAGAAACTCGTCACAGTATCTAAAGATATACCCAATTCTGGAGGACTACTGGCGGATTTAATTGGCGATAATGGTCTCGGCACTTTTGCTGAAGACTTTCCGAAAGTTGGAGCCGGTATCAACGGTTTCGTGACAAAAATCGGAGATGTTACTACTGAAAAGTTAATCGTAGCAACAAGCGCTATTGGCGTTATAACATCTTTGATGAATATGGCTACAAATCTCAACGATGGTAAGAGCTTTGGGCAGAAGATGAAAGAATTCCTAGGTGGATCTAGTGAGCTTGAAGAATTTGCAACGAACTTACCTTTACTCGGAGTCGCTATCAATGGATTTCTTGGTGATAGAGGTATCGGTAACGTGTCTGAGGAGAAAAGCGCTCTAGTGGAATCAGTCGCTAGTATTCTTTCAACTATATTTAGTTTAATGAGTCGATATGCTAGTAACGGTTTCGACAAAACTTGCGCGTCGTTCTCTAGTATGCTTGTTTCATTAGGTCAGGATATTAGATACTTCATACAGAACGTATCAGATCTTAATACTGAACAAGCTAAAATCGCAGTGGCGAACATTGACGAGATAGCTCAAATGTTGGCTGGATTACAGAATTACGATTATACAGGTGCTAACTCGTTCATGGAGCAAATGAAGAACTTCGGTTCGCTTGCGGGTTCAGCGTTCGCTACCGGTTTATCTGGACCTGATGCGGTAGTTGCTATAAACAACGGAATAACGTCTCTTGTCAATAGCCTCAGTTTGGCACTTACCGCGCATGAGATTACAGCACCGTTAATGTTCAGAAACTTCACTCAGCTATGCGTTAACGCGATGGTTTCGAGTGATATGATTGCAGGATTCAATCAGGCAGGAACGTCCATCGTACAGGGCGTAATACAAGGTATGTACGATCAGCAGGACGAAGCTGAAGCGGCTGCTACAGCTATAGCTAATGCTATAAACGCAGCTTATGAAGCGGCATTGTTAATCAACTCGCCGTCCAAAGTATTCTACAGATCTACTTTGTCTGTAGGAGAAGGTATCGTCAAATCATTAAACGATTCCGAAGGAGACGTATCACAGGCTGGAGCAGACATCGCTCAGTCATCGATAGACAGTGCTCGTAAGATTATGAGTAAAGTTGTCGACTACCTTAACAGCGATATCGACAGTCAGCTCACGATAACACCGGTTCTTGATTTGTCAGAAGTTCGTTCTGGCGTATCATCAATGAACGGTCTGCTTTCTGGTAGAAGATCATTAACGATAGATACAAGAAATGTCGGCGTAGTAGCTTCATCAATGTCTCAGCGTCAAAATGGAACTTCTAATAGCGATATCGTATCGTCTATTAAAGCCCTTAGCAAAGACTTGGCTAATATGCCTCGTGAAAGCATTAATATTAATGGTATTACTTATGACGATGGAAGTAATATCGCAGAAGCTGTTCAGACTCTTGTTAGAGCAGCTAGAATAGAAAGGAGAGTGTGAGTATGGCATCAGTTACGTATACAGTAAAACGTGGAGACTCTTTATGGGCGATTAGTGCTAGTAGTGAACATGGTCCTAAAATTTCAGGTAATGATATTTGGGCTAAAATCAATACTCTTAGATCGCTTAATGGAATCCCCGCGAATTCTAGTTTGATACACCCCAATCAAGTACTTATACTCTCAAACAGTGGTGGAGGGGCTTCGGCCTCTTCCTCTACCACTAATGATGGTATACCGAACGACCGAGTCGTCATCGACATATTATCACTGAAAGCCGATAGTACTACCGGTAGAGACGTGTATGCTCACTGGTCATGGAAGTACTACAACAAACGAGATGATCGTAGCAGCACCGGTTTGGCTACTAAAGGCTATAAAATTCGTTGGGAGTACGATACCGTTATAGATGGTAAAACCGTTACCCAATATGCGTTAAACGAAACCTCAACCCCAGGTGATACGTTTGCCGAATTCACAATACCCGACGCTGCAAGACAGTATAACAACTGGGTTCAAGTGTTCATTGTGCCTATTTCGGAAACTTATACCGAAGGCGAGGGCGAAAACGCCACCGAAAGATCATGTATCGATGGTACGTTATATGAAGCGGGCAAACAGTATCACTTTAAAGATAATCCGCCGTTTACTCCTGACAAACCTACGTGCGAGATAGAGAACACTACCCTTACAATGAAAATAGACGAGATTAAGAAAGAAATAGACGCATCTAGCATCATCTTTCAAGTCGTAAAGGACAATACGTCAGCTATTTATACCTCTCCCGCTATACCGGTAGTAGCTGTTACAGATGACTACGGTAAAGTGTCACATCAGTATACAGTACCGTTAGGTTCAAATTATAAAGTTCGTGCTAAAGCGGTAGCTGCTAATGGTAAGCAAAGCGCTTGGTCTGATTTCTCTGATGAAGCTGAAACAAAACCTTCCGTACCGTCTATCAAAGATAACTATAGACGAAACAAGTATAAAGATGGAGACGAGTATAAATACTCAGCGTATCTCGAGTGGACTCCTGTTCCGAATGCTTCGAAGTATAAAGTAGAATATACAACAGTTAGAAGCAATTTCGATAACTCAACTGGAAATGTCACTATATCCGAAACTGAGGACGCTACAACTTCTATAACGATTCTCGGCATTGAACCCGGATCTGATTATTTCTTTAGAGTTAGAGCTATAAGTAAATCCAACTTGCAATCCGATCCTAGTGAACCTGTGATGATTCCGATAGGCGAACCTCCAGCAGCACCTCCTACGTGGTCAACATCTGATTCGGCGTTCGAAGGCGATTTGATGGAGCTGAACTGGACACATAACAGTAATGATGGATCTGCTCAGACTTTAGCTGAACTTAGTTTGAAAATAGGAGACGACGATTGGGTTTCGCACATATATGAAAACACTACTGATAGTGCGTATGCGGGACCAGATGTTGATAACGGATGGCAATACGGTCAAGGTATATCATACAAAGGTAATTTATACTTCAAAATGGATACAACGTTGCCTGTTTTCAAGAATAAGAAGATTCAGTGGAAAGTTAGAACTGCCGGTGTAACAGATGAATTTAGCGAATCAGCATGGTCTATAGAAAGACCTATTTATATTTACGAGAAGCCGATGTTCGAGATGTCTATGACGAAAGACGAATCAGGGTTAACGGGTATGATCACAACGTTGGATTCATTTCCGTTCTATGTAAAAGGTAGAGCTGTATTTGAGTCTCAGGATTATACAATTCAAAAGCCTGTTGGTTATCACGTACGTATAGTCTCAAATGAATTCTATACAACTGTTGATGACACCGCGATGACGAAAACGATTAACGCGGGCGACGCTGTGTATGATCGCTATCTAGATACATCTGATTCTCTTAATCTTGAGCTTCTAGCTAACGATGTTGATTTAGAATCGGGAATGAATTATACGTTATACTGTACTATCGATTTTAATACCGGTCTGACGTTAACCGCTGAACATGAATTCTATGTCAGCTGGACCGATTCGGTATCGTACAATATTGCGGTGGATATAACGGTTGATAAAGATACATACGTAGCTCGAATCAACCCGTATTGCGTAGATAATGAAACTGGTGCGTTTGTAGATAACGTTACTTTATCTGTATATAGAAGAGAATACAATGGCTCTTATACAACTATCGCTACTGGTATTCCTAATACGAATACGTCCGTAACGGATCCTCATCCCGCATTGGACTATGCTCGTTATCGAATCGTAGCGAAAGACTCTGTGACAGGAGCTATCAGTTTCTATGACGCTCCGGGGCACCCTATCAAATGTCCGTCTATAATCATTCAGTGGGATGAAGAATGGACTACGTTCGATGTGTCTGACATTCACTCTGTAGATGGCCCTCAGTGGTCTGGTTCGTTCTTAGAACTTAAATACAACGTGGATGTTACGGATAGTAGAAACAGAGAGGTATCTATGATTCAGTATGTTGGCAGAGAAAACCCTGTGACTTACTACGGAACATATGTTACTGAAAAACCTTCTTGGAATACGACGATTCCTAAAGAAGATAAAGAGACCATTTACGCATTGCGTAGACTGTCTATGTGGACTGGAGACGTTTACATAAGAGAACCTTCTGGAATGGGTTATTGGGCAAACGTTCAAGTGAACTTCAACCAGAAACATAAAGATGTTACGATTCCAGTTACGTTAAACATTACAAAAGTAGAAGGAGGGGTATAATATGCCCGATTGGACAAAACCTATGCAGCAAACATTCGAATATTATACCGTTGATCCGAATACTTTAGCGGACGTAAAACGTCTTACAAACATTAAAGGCGCAGATTTCACGTATGATTTGGGAGCTGGCACATTAGGATCCGCACGATTGGATGCTACAGATACCATGAACGAATCATACGTGCGTGCGTATCTTAAAACAATTCAAAATGGAATTACAGAAAAGCACGCTTTGGGGACAGTACTTGTTCAAGCTCCGTCGATGGCATACGATGGCATGACATTCAATACGTCCATGGACTGTTACACACCGTTGATAGAGTTGAAAGAAAAAAGACCGCCTTTAGGGTATACGATACGAAAAGGAACACGTATTATGGACGCTGCTTACGATATCGTTAGCAGGAATACCAGAGTACCTGTAACAAAAGTGGAGCCTACACTGATTAAGGACGATTCTGGAAACGTTATCGAGGACTTATCTCCGATATTACAACAGAACTTCGTTGCTAATGCCGATGAGACATGGCTTGATTTCGTTATAGCGTTAATCGATAATGCTAATTACGAGTTAGGTTTATCAGCGACAGGTCATGTTCTTTTTACGCCTAAGCAAAACTTAGAATCGATGCAACCGGTATGGACATATAACGACGACGATGAGTCTATATTATATTCCGATATAACTATGAACCATCATATCTACGATATTCCTAATGTCGTGGAAGTAATGTATTCATACGGCAACGATTACAAATATGCGATAGTAAAAAACGAAGATCCGAACAGTCCGGTATCGATAGTTAATAGAGGTCGAGAGATTCCTTATCGCGATACAAATGCAAGTTTATTTGGATATGCGACGCAGAGTCAAGTAGAAGAATATGCGAAGCAGCTGTTGAAATCACTATCGACTATAAAGTATACATTGGCGTATACACACGCATATTGTCCCGTGCGAGTAGGGGATTGTGTGCGAATGAATTATACCCGAGCCGGTATAAAAAATGTAAAGGCTAGAGTCATTAGCCAAACCATAGAATGTGAACCGGGCTGCCCGGTATCAGAAGTAGCAGAATTTACAACTAAATTATGGGGGTGATATGTAATGGGATTATCTAATGAACTTATTTCGCAATTTGCTAAACTCGTATCAGAAGAGAAGAAGACTGATAACGGCACTGTCGTATACGGTAAAGTTGTCGTTGATGAAAATGGTCAGAGATATGTTCAATTAGACGGTTCTACCGAATTAACTCCGGTTACTGAGGAAGATGATTCTTCGAAGATTTCATCTACGACCGATGTTAAATCCGGGGAACGAGTATCGGTGTTAATCAAGAACCATACAGCAACAATCACAGGCAACATATCATCTCCAGCTGCTAGAACAGGTGACGTAGTAGAAGTTAAACAAGCTCAAATTCTCCTTGCGGATAGAATCCAAGTGCAGGAAGGGTACATTAAAGACTTACAGGCCGATACTGCTGATATTGGAGAATTAAGAGCGGCTACTGCAAAAATCGGTAAACTGGAAGCGGATAATGTAGTCATAAACAAAACATTAGAAGCTCAAAAAGCGGAGATAACTGACTTACAAGCGACAAAGATTGATGCGTCCGTAGTTGAAGCGACATATGCTACGATTAAGAATCTCGAAGCTGAGAGTGCCAAAGTACGTGATCTAGAGGCGGATTTTGGCGAATTCGAACAAGCTATGGTTGAGGATCTCGAAGCTACTAATGCGGAGATAACAAATCTTAAAGCTAAAGACGCTGATATAGAGAGACTTGTTGCGGACAAAGCTTCTATTGGACAACTAAACGCTACTAATGCTGAGGTTGAAAAACTTAAAGTAAAAGACGCTGAAATAGAAAGTCTTGTTGCCGATAAAGCTTCAATAGGGCAGTTAGAAGCTGTCGATGCAAAGTTCAATAGTCTCAACGCTACATATGCAACTATAGATTTCTCTAACATCAAAATGGCAGCAGTAGAAGAGCTATTTACAAAGTCAGGTATTATTAAAAATCTCGTCGTCGGAGACACAAGTATTACCGGCGAATTAGTAGGCGTAACGCTCAAAGGCGATCTAATCGAAGCTGGTACACTTAAAGCGGATAAGCTTGTGGTGAAGGGTTCAGACGGAGTATTCTACAAACTTAACGTAGAAGCTGGCGGTATATCAGCATCAGAAGCTCCCACGGATAGTCTACATGGTAGTGTCATCACTGCTAAATCTATCACCGCTGAAAAAGTCAACGTGAAGGACTTGGTTGCTTTTAATGCGACTATAGGCGGCTTTAAAATAACTGAAAAATCAATTTATTCCGGTGTTAAAGAGTCCGTAGGTAATACGACTCCAGGTATTTATCAAGATAGCACTGGACAATTTGCTGTCGGTAATGTCGATCAATTCCTCAAGTTCTATAAGCAACCTGACGGAACGTTTAAACTAGATATTGCAGCCGATAGCATAAAAATAACAAGTAGTGGCAAGACCGTTGAAAGTATGATGAACGATGCTCAGACAGCCGTAGACAAAGTTACGGATCTTGAAGACCGAGCGAACTCCGGCGATTTCAAAGGTGAAGACGCTACGGTTTTACGAATAGATTCGTCTAGAGGTACTGTATTTAAAAATAGTGCAGTATCGACGGTTTTGAGCGCTGTCATATACAGAGGTTCCAAACGAATCACAGACATAAATGCATTGCGAGAAGAATATGGAAACACCGCATATCTCGAATGGCAATGGCAAAGATTGGGAGAAACCACGTTCGGCACAATCCTATCGACTGATAAACGAATTGGCAATGACGGTTTCACATTCACATTATCACCAGAGGACGTGGATACAAAAGTTGTATTCATGTGCCAATTAGTAACAGAGTAAAGGAGAAAATTCAAAATGGCTAATATTAGATCATCAGACCAAATTTCAATC